CGAAAGTTCGCACCTGACAGACAGGATACCAGAACTTTGCGTGAGAAACGCGCACGTTAAATAAACCTCTCAGGCGCTGACGCGCCAGCTCCCCTAGCAGGGGAGCCCTTGGCAGGACGGGAAAGTCTGAGCAGGACGAGAAAGCAACCGGGCCCGGAAAAGGCCGGGCCCTGCGACAGCGGGGAGGCAGACAGTTGACCAGAGGGCAGAAAAAGACGGTACGAAAGGCGCTGCGGCGGTATGGCCGCGGGGCCTGTGAAGCGACCCCAGAAGCCTGGCGCGAGGTGGTGGAGGAGACACTGGACTACTACGACCACGCGGACCCGGTGTGCGCCAGGCTTTTGCGGCTGCGGTATCTGGAAGACCAGCCGGAGGAGCGGGTGATCCCGGAGTTATACGTCTGCCGCACGACCTACTACCGCAAGGAGCTGGAAGCGCTGAGCACCGTGGCCATTGCGGCTGCCCGGCGGGGGCTGCTGTAACCTCTTGGTGCAGTGAATACAGGCTGGATGCATGAGCAGCCGGCCTTTTTGTAGTGCCAAAAAGTACGCAGTATTTTTGCGTTGAGGTTTGTGATAGGCTGAGGGTAAGAAAACCTCTCAGTCGCCTGCGGCGCCAGCTCTCCTGGCAGGAGAGCCCTTGGCAAACCGGGACACGGCACCAGACCGCATGGGCGCAAGTAAACGCAAAAGAGAGGGCCTTGCGACAGAGGGGAGGTGCGGCAATGGCTGAGAAGAAGAGAGCCTACTGCAAGAACACGGTGCCGGGGCGGCAGCGGGGCCGGAAGTACCCGCCCAAGTTCCGGGCCGAGGTGGTGATGGCCATGCTGACCACAAACTCCATCTGTGCGGTGGCGCGGCGGTACGGGGTGCCGGAGAGCACCATCCGCACCTGGGTGGCGGAAGAAGCCCGGCGGGGCGACGTATGGGCCGAGGAACGGCGGGCAGCGGCGCGGGAGATCGCGCTGCGGGCCAGCCTTGGCACCCGGGCCCAGGTGAGCTACTTACAGGGCCGGGTGGAAGAAAACCAGAGGGCTGCGCAGGTGCGGCAGAAGCTGCACGCGAGGCTGGACGAAGATGCCCGGGCCCGGGATTTTGCCATTGGGACCCTGCTGAAAAGCGAGGACGAGGCTCTGGCGGACGCCACGGAGACCGGCCTTGTGGTCTATGCCAGCCCAGGCAGCTATGACCGCCAGCTGGGTAGCGGCGAGGAAAAGCTGCTGACCCAGCAGCTGGAACGGTACGAGGGGCAGGCCATGACCGACAAGGACGCGGCCAACATTGCCAAGGTGCTGATGACGGTGGCCGAACGGGCAAGCGCCCTGCTGCCCGGAGACAGCAGTCTAGGAGAGGGTAGCAACCCGCCGATGGTAGAGATCGGGGCGGAAAGAGACGCCGATGGAGAGGCGGAAGTGGTGGTGGAAGTTTAGAGCACTGACCCGGCAGGACCTCTCAGGCGCTGACGCGCCAGCTCTCCTAATAGGACAGACTCCCTCCGGCCGGAGGGAGATGTCGCAAAGCGATAGAGGGAGGACGGCCCTTGGCAGGCCGGAAAACGGCACCAGACCGCATGGGCGTAAGCTGGCATAAAAGGCCGGGCCCTGCGACAGAGGGCAGGTGAACAGTATGAAAAACAGGCAAATCATTTGGAGCCCACAGCCGAGGCAGCTGGCCTTTATGGCCCGCACCGAGGACGAAGCGTTATACGGCGGGGCAGCGGGCGGCGGAAAGAGCGACGCGCTGGTGATCGAGGCGCTGCGGCAGGTGAACATCCCGCATTACAGAGCACTGATCCTGCGCAAGACCTACCCACAACTCTCAGAGCTCATTGACAAGACCATGCGGTACTACAAGCCAGTTTTCCCGAAAGCGCGGTACAACGGCAGCGCACACTGCTGGACATTTCCCAGCGGGGCGAAAATCTATTTTGGCAGTTTGCACCACGCACAGGACAAGTACAACTACCAAGGCAAAGCCTTTGATTTTATCGGGGTGGATGAGCTGACCCATTTTACCTGGGAAGAGTACAGCTATGTGATGAGCCGCAACCGCCCCAACGGCCCGGGCACCCGGGTATACATGCGGGCCACGGCAAACCCCGGCGGAGTGGGCCACGGATGGGTCAAGGCACGGTTCATCAGCCCAGCCCCACCGGGCACCCGGATGGTGCAGCTGGTGAACGTAAAGACCCCGGACGGGAAAGAGATCACCCGGCGGCGCACCCGCATTTTTATCCCGTCAACAGTATTTGACAACCCGGCGCTGATGGAAAACGACCCGGGGTACATCGGGACGCTGGCCAGCCTGCCGGAAGCGGAAAGGCAGGCGCTGCTATACGGCAACTGGGACAGCTTTAGTGGGCAGGTGTTCACCGAATGGCGGAACGATCCGGCCCACTACGACGACCAGCGGTGGACCCATGTGATCCGGCCGTTCCGCATCCCGGCACACTGGAAGATATGGCGCGGGTACGACTTTGGTTATTCCAGGCCCTTTTCGGTTGGATGGTATGCCGCCGACGAAGAGGGGCGGCTGTACCGGATCAAGGAGCTTTACGGCTGTACGGGAACCCCAAACGAGGGCCTGAGCATTGACCCGGTGGAGCAGGCCCGGCGGATACGGGAAGCGGAACAGAACGACCCGATGCTGAAAGGCCGGGTGATCCTGGGCGTGGCGGACCCGGCAATCTTTGACGAGAGCCGCGGGGAAAGCATTGCCGACATGCAGGAGAAAAGCCCCAACTTTTTGCACTGGATGCCCGGCGGCCACACCCGGCTTGCGGGCAAGATGCAGTTCCATTACCGTTTTGCGTTTGGGGAGGATGGCAAGCCGATGTTCCAGGTGTTTGACACCTGCAAGCATTTCATCCGGACCATCCCGAACCTGGTATACAGCGAGAGCAATGTGGAAGACATTGACACCACCCAGGAAGACCACATTTACGACGAGTGCCGCTATGTGCTGATGGAGAATCCTCTCAGCCCACGGAAGACGGCAAAGCCGGAACCGCTGCGGGACGACCCACTGGACCAGAGCCCGGCGAAGTTTATGAGAGTGTGAGGTGCCCATGGAATTTGAAGAGATTTTGACGACGGAGCGGCAGGCCATTGGCACCGAGGAGGTGGCAAAGGCCCAGCAGCTTTTGGAGAAATACAAGGCGGGCAAGGCGGCACTGGACCGGCGGATCATTGAGAACGAGCAGTGGTTCCGGATGCAGCACTGGCGCAGCTACAAGAACAACATGATGGAGGGCAAGCCGAAGCCCGCTTCCGGCTGGCTGTTCAACTCCATTGCCAACAAGCACGCCGACGCCATGGACAACTACCCGGAGCCAAACATCCTGCCCCGGGCGGCGGACGACGAGGAAACGGCCAAAGTGCTCTCCAAAATCTTCCCGGTTTTGCTGGAACAGGCGGACTATGAGGAGGTCTACAGTGACACCTGGTGGCGCAAGCTCAAGCAGGGCACGGGCGTTAAGGGCGTGTTCTGGGACCCGGCGCTGCGGGGCGGCGTGGGGGACATTGCCATCAAGAGCATGAACCTTTTGATGCTGTACTGGGAACCGGGTGTGACCGACATCCAGGACAGCCCGAACCTGTTCAGCCTGGCGCTGGCGAACAATGACCAGCTGGCCGCCCAGTGGCCGCAACTGGAGGGGCACACGGGCGGGAGCTTGACCACTTCCAAATACATCCACGATGAGAGCATTGACACCAGCGACAAGAGCGTGGTGGTGGACTGGTACTACAAAAAGGCCGTTGGCGAGGGGCGCACGGTGCTGCATTACTGCAAGTTCTGCAACGGGGTGGTGCTGTACGCCAGCGAGAACGACCCGGAGTACGCGGGGCGGGGCTTTTACGACCACGGCAAATACCCCTTTGTATTTGATCCGCTGTTTGTGGAAGAGGACAGCCCGGCGGGGTTTGGGTACATCGACGTGATGAAAGACACGGCCACCAGCATCGACGAGATGAACGCGGCCATGGATGAAAACATCAAGATCGCAGCCAAGAGCCGCTACCTTGTGAGCGACACAGCAGGCGTGAACGAGGAGGAACTGGCCGATCTTTCCAAGGACATTGTGCACACAGTGGGCCGGGTGAACGAGGAGAGTTTTAAACCACTGCAGACGCCGGTGCTCTCGGGCAACTGCATCAGCTACCGGGATGCCCGGGTGGCAGAGCTGAAAGAGATCAGTGGCAACCGGGACGTGAGCCAGGGCGGCACCACCAGCGGCCTGACGGCGGCTTCCGCCATTGCAGCGTTACAGGAGGCGGGCAGCAAACTGAGCCGGGACATGCTGAAAAGCGCGTACCGGGCTTTTGTGAAAGAGTGCTACCTGATCCTGGATCTGATGCGGCAGTTTTACGACGAGGGCCGCATTTACCGCATTACGGGGGTAAACGGCGGGACGGAGTATGTGGAGTTTTCCGGCCAGATGCTGCGGCCAACCCCGCCCCAGATGGTGGGCGGCGTGGAGCTGGGGGCCCATGAGCCGGTATTTGACATTACGGTATGTGCAGCGAAGAAGAGCACGTTCAGCCGCCTTTCCCAGAACGAGACGGCCAAGGAGTGCTACCAGATGGGGCTTTTTGCCCCGGCCAATGCGGATGCAGCGCTGGCGGT